CCGACCTCCGCAAGGCCACCGTGGCAGAGTTGCTCCACCGGGACGATCTCTCCCCAGAGGTGCAAAGGATGCTAGAAATCCGACAGGAACTGGGCAAGACCTCCACCAAGAAATATGATGCCATCGCCGCCTGTGTCTGCGAGGACAACCGAGTGCGAGGGCTGCTCCAGTTTTATGGAGCCAATCGGACAGGCCGCTGGGCCGGGCGGCTGGTACAGGTACAGAATTTACCCCGAACTTACACACAGGCCATCACAGTGGCACGGCGGTTGGTGCGGGAGGAGAAAGCCGATGCCCTACGGCTGATCTATGGCAGTGTACCGGATACGCTTTCCCAGCTGATCCGCACAGCGTTCATAGCTACACCGGGAAATGTGCTTATCGACGCAGATTTCTCCGCCATCGAGGCAAGAGTGATCTCCTGGCTGGCTGGGGAGGATTGGCGGCTGAACGTGTTCCGTACCCACGGCAAGATCTACGAGGCCAGTGCCTCCCAGATGTTCGGGGTGCCGCTGGAAAAGATCAAGAAGGGAAATCCAGAGTACGCTCTGCGCGCAAAGGGCAAGGTTGCAGAGCTGGCTCTGGGCTACCAGGGGAGCACCGGCGCTCTTATTACGATGGGAGCCTTGAGTATGGGCCTAACCGAAGAGGAGCTGCCGGAGATCGTGGGGCGGTGGAGAAATGCAAATCAAAACATCGTGTCACTCTGGTGGGAGATGAACGATGCCGCCCTGCAAGTGATCGACCAAGGCGGTGTAAGGCGGGTGCACTGTGTCACTCTCGCCCGGGAATATGACAGCCTCCAGGGCAGAAACCTGCTGACCATCGCACTTCCCTCGGGGCGAAAGCTTTATTATGTAGACCCGCAGTTGGGGGAGAACCGCTTCGGCGGGGATACCATCACCTATCTGGGGGTGGATCAGGGCGCCAAGAAATGGAAACGAATTGAGACCTACGGCGGGAAGCTGGTGGAGAACTGCGTCCAAGCCATCGCCCGGGATGCTTTGGCAGAAGCCATCCAGCACCTGGAAGAGGCGGGTTTTCCCATCGTATTCCACATCCATGATGAGGTGGTTATTGACATTAAGCCCTTTTCCGGTGACCGGGAAATGCTGCGAGCAGTGACTGACATCATGACAAAGCCCATTCCCTGGGCACCGGGGCTGCCCCTGGGTGCTGACGGATGGGTGGGGGGGTTCTTCACGAAGGACTAAGGACTAAAGATTAAGGAGGCAATATGAAAATCATAGATGCGGGCGTGGAATTTATCACGCCCATTGATAACAATGCGCTGCTTAAGCGGCTGGAGGAGTGCGCCCGGGTGTGCTACAAGTCTGAGGACAGAATTACGGATACTTCCGCCGCTGCTTTTGTGGGAAACCTCATCCAGCGAGGGCATGAGGCCGTTTTGGAGCACTGCTCCTTCACGGTGAAATTTACGGTGGATCGTGGCGTTTCCCATGAGCTTGTGAGGCATCGACTGGCTTCCTATTGTCAGGAGAGTACGCGGTATTGCAATTACGGCAAAGGTCGATTCGGTAGCGAGATCACCGTCATCAAGCCTTTCTACCTGTCTGAGAGCTCCGCCGCCTATGCGACCTGGTACAAGACTTGTGAGGCCTCGGAGGATGCCTACTTCTCCCTGCTGGACCGGGGCTGCACACCCCAGGAGGCGCGGGCGGTTCTGCCCAATAGCTTAAAAACCGAGGTGGTGATGACCGCCAACATCCGGGAGTGGCGGCATTTCCTGCGGCTCCGCTGTTCTTCTGCCGCGCACCCTCAGATGCGGGAGGTGGCACTAAGGCTACTGGAGACCTGTGAAACCCGGATGCCCGAGTTATTCGGAGATATTCGGGAGAATTTGAAGTGAACGGCTTGATCATCGATTGCTTTGCTGGAGGCGGAGGAGCCAGCAAAGGTATTGAAATGGCACTTGGCCGCCCAGTTGACATTGCAATCAATCACGATCCGGAAGCCATCCGCATTCATAAAGCGAACCACCCGCACACGCTACACCTGACGGAGGATATTTTTACCGTTGATCTTCTCTAAAGCCAAGGGCGGACAGCCTCGGAACCGTGGATTGCGTATCCTTCCGTGGGCTGTGCATATGCACGCAGAGTGCATAAAGCCGGAGGTCATCATCATGGAAAACGTGGAGGAGATCCAGCAGTGGGGCCCTCTAGATGGCAACGGGAGACCCATTAAGGAGCGCGCCGGTGAGGACTACAACAAGTTTATTTCCGCCATGCTAGCGCTGGGCTACACCTTTGATAGCCGTGAGCTGATTGCCGCAGACTTCGGAGCTCCCACCACAAGAAAACGCTGGTATGCCGTTTTTAGGCTTGATAAAAAGCCCATCATCTGGCCAGAAGCCACCCACAGCAAGGATGGAGCCTGTGGCACTGAAAAATGGCTGTCCTGTGGCGATCTGATTGATTGGTCTGACTTGGGCAAGTCCATCTTCGGCCGGAAAAAGCCACTGGCAGAGGCCACCATGCGACGCATTGCCAATGGTTTCCGAAAGTATGTTGCGGAAAATCCCACCCCCTATGCGGTGAATAACAAGGAGGCTGTTGCTTTCCTCACCCAGTACCACGGAGAGACAAAAGAGGGGGATGCCCGTGGCCAGCTCTTGACGGAGCCAATTAAAACCATCGACACCAGCAACCGCTATGGCCTGGTTACCGCCTTTATCACTAAGTTTTACAAAACCGGCGTGGGCCAGAGTTGCGAGGAGCCTTTGCACACCATCACAACCTCTTCAGGACATTTTGGCCTTGTGTCCGCTTTCCTCATCAAATACTATGGCACTGGCGGCGGCCAGCCTTTGGACGAGCCGCTGGCAACCATCACCACCAAAGACCGCTTCGGCCTGGTGAATGTGGTGTTAGAGATCGACGGTGAAAAATATATCCTCAAAGACATTTTCCTGCGGATGTTAAAAGCAGAGCCGGAACTGAAGACCATGCAGGGCTTCCCAGCTGACTACATCATTACCCATGACTCTGAAAATAAGCCCTACCCCAAGAAAGAGCAGGTGGCCCGCATTGGCAACAGCGTGGTGCCCCTTATGGCCAAAGTCCTGGTGCAGGCGAATTGTCCTCATCTTATCCGAAAGAGGGTAAACACATGAACCGTGCAATCGCTATTGACTTTGACGGATGCCTGTGCGAAAACGCATGGCCTCAGATTGGAGCCCCAAACTGGCCGGTGATCTATCGGGCTTTGGAGGAGCAGAAAAACGGTGCAGAATTGATCCTGTGGACGTGCAGGGAAGGTGCGTTGCTGGATCAGGCCGTGAATGCGGCGGCGGAGTGGGGTTTGCATTTCGACGCCGTGAACGAAAATCTTCCATCATGGATCAAGGCGTGGGGGACAAATCCCAGAAAAATCGGAGCGTCTGAGTATTGGGATGACCACGCCGTAAAAATGGAGGCAGTAAATGACAGAGTATCAAGATTTTATTAAGTATCAAGATTTTATTAAGTACCAAGATTTTATTAACCAAAAAGCAGTTTCCGCACTGCACACGGACAGCATTCAAGTAGATACTTCGGAACTGAATCCAATGCTCTATTCGTTTCAGCAGGATATTGTTCGCTGGGCACTTGTGAAGGGCAGAGCGGCAATTTTCGCCGACTGCGGTATGGGCAAAACGCCGATGCAGTTGGAATGGGCGGATCAGATTATCAAGGCCCGGGGGGGGGATGGCCCTGATCCTGGCCCCTTTGGCAGTGGCGTCACAAACCGTATCTGAGGGGCTGAAGTTTGGTGTCCAAGTCCACCTGTGCGAAACGGCGGAGGATCTGCAACCGGGAATCAATATCACAAACTATGAGAAACTGGGCAAATTTGAAGGGGCCGCATTTACAGCCGTTGTACTGGATGAGTCCAGTATTCTCAAGTCATTCAGCGGGAAAGTGAGAAATCAGATCATCGACTTTTTCAGCACCACACCGTTTCGGCTGGCGTGTACCGCTACCCCGCGCCAAACGATTATATGGAACTGGGCAACCATGCAGAATTTCTGGGGATTATGAGCTACACCGAGATGCTGGCCATGTTCTTTGTCCATGACGGAGGACAGACCTCGAAATGGCGACTGAAAGGCCACGCCCAGGATGTGTTTTGGCAGTGGATGGGTTCGTGGGCAGTAGTCATGGAGTCCCCTCGTGACCTGGGGTATGACATCGCCGGATATGATCTCCCGGAACTACGGATCCATGAAATCATTGCAGACGGGGGTGAACCTATCGCAGAGACCATGACATTAACCCAGCGTTGCCAGGCCAGACGGGACACGCTAATCCAACGCTGTGAGGCGGCGGCCCAGATGGTCAATGACTCGGATGAGCAATGGCTTGTGTGGTGTGATCTCAATGCGGAGAGCGACGCCCTGCATGACATGATCCAGTCATCCGTCGAGGTGAAGGGATCGGACAAGGCTTCTGCCAAGTCGGACAGGATGTTGGGCTTTTCCATCGGAGCCTATCGCACACTGGTGACGAAGCCATCCATTGCTGGATTTGGCATGAACTGGCAACAATGTCACAACATGATTTTCGTAGGGCTGTCCGACAGCTATGAGCAGTATTATCAGGCAATTCGGCGTTGTTGGAGATTTGGACAGCACGAACCAGTGAATGTATATCTGGTGATCAGTGCGAGAGAGGGCACCGTGAAAGAGAACATTGCCCGAAAGGAAGCGGACAGTCGAAAAATGCGAGCGGCTATGGTGGAACAAACAAAAGAGATCACGAAAAAGGAACTGAAAACCACGTGCAGGCTTTCTACGCCCTATGAGCCGAGCACCAAGATGATTTTGCCGAATTGGGAGGAAATGCAAGATGAATGTGCTTAATCAGAAAGTGGATCAACGGTATGCGTTGTACCAAGGGGACTGCGTGGAAGTTGTGAAGGGCTTGCCGGACAGCAGCATTCACTACGCCATCTTTTCCCCGCCTTTTGCTTCGCTCTATACTTATTCCAGCAGTGACAGAGACATGGGAAACAGCCGGGATAACGAGGAGTTTCAGCAGCACTTTAACTATTTGATCCGTGACCTGTTTCGGGTCATTATGCCGGGCAGGTTGGTGTCTGTCCACTGTATGAACCTCCCCGCCATGAAGAGCAGAGATGGTTTTATCGGGGTGAAGGATTTCCGTGGAGACATCATCCGACAGTTTGTGGATGCAGGCTTTATCTTCCACAGCGAGGTTTGCATCTGGAAAAATCCAGTTACGGAGATGCAGCGGACGAAGGCCCTCGGACTGCTGCACAAGCAGATCAGGAAGGACAGTGCCATGCGCAGGCAGGGCTTGCCGGATTACCTGGTCACCTTTCGGCGGCCGGGGGAAAATCCGGAGCCTATCCCGCACTCCCATGAAACCTTCCCGGTGAACGTGTGGCAACGATACGCCTCTCCGGTGTGGATGGACATCCGGCAGAGCAACACCCTACAGCGGAAGTCCGCCAGGGATGAGAAAGACGAAAAGCATATCTGCCCCTTGCAATTGGACGTGATTCAGCGTGGGATTGACCTGTGGACGAACCCCAATGACATCGTGTTGGATCCCTTTGCCGGAATCGGCTCTGTCCCTTATCAGGCGGTGCAGATGGGACGGCGCGGAATTGGCATTGAGCTGAAAGACAGCTACTTTAAACAGATGGAAAACAACATGACAGAAGTCGAGCGGGAATACCGGGAGCATGGCGCAGACACCACCGTTTTGCTGCGCTGCCCCAGCTGCGGGATAAAGATCCCCGAGGGCGGTTCCACCTGCATCTTCTGCGGAACGGAGGTAAATACATGAATCGAGAAGAATGCCTGAGCCGGGCAAAGGAATGCGTCTGCGGCGAGCGAGAACAAGACTACGGTACGCCGGAAAACAACTTTCAGCGGATCGCTGCTCTGTGGAGTGCCTATACCGGGAAAAGCTACACCCCCGTTGACGTGGCGATGATGATGGCTCTCCTCAAAGTGGCCCGGATCAAGTCCGGCACTGGCACGAAGGATAGCTTTGTTGATCTGGCTGGCTATGCGGCCTGCGGTGCAGAGATCGCAGGTATGCAGAATGAAGAGTCCGACGAAGATTCGGATAGGTGGGAATGTCGGGTGGTGAAATAGCATGATTTGTCCAATCTGCGATGTCAGCGAGACCCGGGTGACCAACACCGTAAAATGGGGCACTATTGTGTACCGTTGCCGGAAGTGCAAAGACCCGGAGTGTCAGGCGGTTATTTTTACCAAAGAGTGGGAGCGTTCTGACAAGGAGTATAATGCCATACTGGCGAAGAAAAACCAGGCACGGAAGAAAATTCGTGAGATTAGGAGGAGGGCAAGAGGCCATGAAGCACAGTGACGCCCTCCGCATCGTGGCGGAAATTGATAGCGGCCGATATACGGCCACTGAGAAAATGGAGGCCATCAAGACGGTTTGCAAGGCAGAAAGCCTGGATGGGATCCGGAAAAATGACCTGAGAAAAGCAGTGCTTTGGCTGGCCAGTCAAGATAGGCTGGAGCCTGATTGGCGGAAGAGCCTGAGAAAGGCAGGTGTCCTATGAGCCAATGCCAGCGGTGTGACAAGCACGGAGTCGACCCCTTCTGCCACAGCCACTGTTCCGCATATGCGGCGGAGCGAGCAGCACTGAACGAACAGAACCGGCGCAAGCAGGAGAACTCCAAGTCCCGGGCACGGCCTTACACGGCCAGCAGTTACCGGTGCCAGCGTCGGTACCAAGACCAAGTGAAACGGAACAGGAGGCATGAGAATGGAAATCATTAAAATTGTGGCGATTGTAGGACTGGTGTTGCTGGTGCTGCTGGACACGGCGCTTGTCTTTGCGGCTATCCTGATTGGTAGCGATAACCGACCGACAAGGACCGAAAAGGATGAGTGGTTATTAGCTGAAAACAAAATGCTAATGGAGCGGGCCGGCAGATCAATCAGGAACGCCAGACTGGCAATGGGGATGACCCAAGAAGATCTGGGACAAGCGATCGGTCTTTCTGCCGCTGAAATTGAGCAGTGCGAGAAGGGGAATCGCTGGATCACAGCTGAAACCTTAGGTAAAGTTTGCGAAGAGATAGATCAGTTCTTATGATCGACACAAAGTGATTGGAGGGGATGAGTATGACTGAGAAGGAGCTTTTGAAAGCGTGCCCACTGCTGGTGCAAAGCGACACAAACCCGTCTTTGACAGTCCCGGGTCAAAGCTGGACCAGGACATATCACGAAAAAGGAGGAAATAAATAGCAATAATGAAAAGCATTATTTTGCGTTTCCGCCGCTGGCTTATCAAAATGCTTGGCGGACACACTGATTGGTACGCAGCAGATTATCGTTTCGATGTGAATCAAACTCAGATTAAGCCTGAAATAATTCGAATTGAAATGGGAGTTGTGCCTTGGAAACCTCTTAGTGATCAAGAGATGACCGAATACGTAAAAACAGACATCTGCCATGCTATCGCCCGTGAGCTGATAGAGCACAATCTTGTAATGCTGGAATACCAAGACAATTCGCAGAAGCATGACCGGCTCTATCGTGGGACGGTGGCTGTTTTCAAAGCCGAGGACACGGCGATGTTGTTACCGAAGGAGAGTATATGGACTACACTTTGAAATGTAATGAAGCCCAGCTGCGAGTAATCAACATCGCACTGGAAGAATATTTCCGCCTGCGCCTTGGTCAGATGGGTGACCTAGCAAATGATCTTTCGATGCTCAGCTACCAGAATTTGAGCGAAGAGGAGCGGCACGAATTTTTTGACAAAATCCTCCAGACTCGGGAACATACAAGGTTCTGTCTGGATGCGGCCT